TATCTAAAAGATAAACCGGAACTTGCTGCACAATTAAAATTTAAACTTCCACAAAAGGAAGAAGATTTGAAAGTTAAAGTAGATGAAAGTAAATTAACTCCTACTCTTTTGGTAGAATATTTAACATTTTTATACAAGGTGGGAGAACCTAACATACCGTATATTCCTAAAAAATATTCAAAAATTATAGGTAAAAGAACAAACGCTGCATTAGAATGGATTATGGAAAATCCTAATTTTAACCCGTCAAAGTTTCCGAAAATAGGAACAACAAAACAAAGCACACAACAAGAAGCAGTAATTAATATGTTAAGAAATAATATTTTTATTGATGAGGATTCAGAATTTATAGAAGATGCAGGAAAAAATGTTTCTGAAATAATACAAGACTTATGGGATGATTCTAATAATAGTCCTACTAGATTTAGAAAGTTAATGTCAGACCATCCAAATAATGTTGCTTTAGAAAATGAATTTAAATCTAGAATAAGTGGTGCAGAAAAAGTAGATTATAGTATTCCTAAAGAAGATTATGATGCATTAGTATCTGTAAAGGATGGTGATTTAAATGAACAAGAACTTAAACTCTTAGAAAAATATTTTACTGATATAGATACATTTGAAGTATTAGGTTATTATGAACAATATAAATCTGAAATAAATCGTATGAAAGATAATCGTAGTGGAGGAATGAGAGCAGCCTCTATAGAGGATGGTAAAAAACTAATGAGATTATTTGGTCAACAGGGGGGTTCTAAGACTATTTCATTAGATACTGTTGATACAGATGAAGACGCACTTGAATCTTATTTACAATTAGCAAGGAAAACTGATGGTGCTAATATGTTTAAGTTAGATAATGTTAAAACACAATCAGCAACTCTTCCTAGTGTTATACGTGTTTTAGGTAGAATTGAAATGGTAAGTTTAGGTGGAGCAGACAGTTTACCTAGATTGGTTAGAAAATATGGTAAAAATTCTACCGAAGAAAATGAAACTAAAGTACGAGAGGCATTGTCTCAATCAAACTATAATAAAATAAGAGAGATTTTCTTAGAAACAATGATGAAAAGTATTGTAGACTATATGGGTAGTGGAGACAAAAGTATACTACATGGTAAGAAGAAAGAAGAACCTTATAATTGGGTAAAAGCGAGGGTAGGAAATGACAATTAAAAAAGAGAATATTGATGAAATAAATAAGGTTCAAGTTTTTTCTATATTGCTAAAAGAAGGTATGAGTGGAGTTGTATCTTATCTAGGTAAAGTTAATGTTGCTCAAGAAGATATTAGATTAACTGCTGATAAACTTAGAAAGAATTTTACAAAGGAAATGTTGTTTAATTTTCTGATAGCAGATTCTACAAGTAACAAAGAAGACACATCTGTATTATTGAGAAAAACTAAAGATGGATATACATTGCAACCACATATTTTATCTGAAGCATTAGATGGTGAAGTACAACAGATACTAAATGATTACATGCGTAAAGAGTATAAAGGGTTTAAAGCAATTAAACCGGATGATATGAAAAGTAAAATGTTAAGATTTGTTATTTCACAATTAAAAGAGAGAAAGGCTTTTGGTGGTCAAACCAAACAAACTCTTGCTGATGTAGAATCACAAGATAAAGAGTCAGCGATAGAAAGAGGAGAATCAGCCGGAATAAATAGAGTTCTAAGTAATTTTAAAATACGAGGGTCATCTACAAAATATAATTTAGAAAATGCAAAAGAGGCTGTAAGTAGAGGTATTAGTATGGTAACTAGTTATACTAAGCGTGAATTAAATGAATGGAAGCGAACTTTAGAGGCTGCTCCAACACAAAATATGCGAAGTCTTCTTGAACCATTTTTACAAATAATTGATAGTAGACTTTCTAAAGACAGTACTGAGTATGTCAAAGGTATAGAATTAGATGCAGATATGTTAATAGGAAAATTAGATTTAAAATTTTTATCAAGAAGAGAAGATATCTACAAGTATTGGCAAGGTATTGATGAAAGATTTGTAGACGTTGTAAATACTGTTAAGGAGTTTAAACAAGGACTGAAAGAAATAGAAACTACTAATGATAAATTAAAAGAAGTAATTCAAGATTTTATAGAAACCGCAGATAGAGTAGAATCAAATGAAAATGAATATAAATATATTTTAGAATATGATGGTAAACCTATGAAAGATTGGGTAAAAGGTAGAGATAAAGTCCAAGTTTTGTTTGAAACATTTTTAGATAGTCTTGATAGAAAGGGTGCAGATGTAGACTTAGATAGACAAAGAGATGAACTTATACAAGAGTTAGGGTTAGATTCTAATGTATCTAATGAAGAGTTAGGGCTTGAAGGTCGTAGCCTTGCTACTCGTACAAGTATGAAAGATAAAGAAACAGGTGAAAAAAGAGAATTTATAGAAATGGATGTGATTGAGTCTAAGGAAGAAAATGCACAAGCATCTAGACTAGGTAAAAAATTAGGTAAATTACATGAAACAACTAAAGTAGACCCTTTATTTTATTATGTATATGCAGGTGAAAATAAAAATAGAAATGAATCTTCAGCATGGGCAGAGTGGCCTATTTTTAGTAAAGAAGTTAAAAGAATTAAACAACAAATGAAAATATTGGGTACAAAGTTTGTTGTAGAGATAGATGATGAGATTGAAGACTATGTTAACAAACTAGGACAACAAGCAGTAGTAACTGGAATGAATAAATATTATCTTCCTGCTTCTGAAAGAATTTTAGATAGTGGAATTATACAAACAGAAGATAATGATAAAATTAATGAAATGGAAAATCTAAAAAATATTGGTGAGTTTTTAGAAATAGTCAGTAAGTTTTTATCTAGTGGTGCAGATTTAGATAGACTTGCATCTCCTACTACAATAAGTGAAAAAGGTACAAAGGCACAAGAAGCCCCACAAATTATTTCTGCTACATTTGGTCGAAAAGATAGACAAAATTTCTTAGCAGAAATTAAAGAATTATCAAATGAACATGAAGCCATGATGCAAGCAATTGTAGAATATTATATTACACCAATGACTTCTAGATTCAAACCATTCGATGATAAAATAGAATTTGCAAACAGTAGATTAATTCAAATTTTAACGAATGCAGAGAGTATACGAAAAGATAATTCTTTTTTTACTTTGTTAGCAATGGAAGCAGAATTTGGCTCTTTACTATTAGACGAAACAGAATTAGAACAATTAGTAGTTGCTTTAGAATTTGTTACTACACCCGCTAATAAAGATTTTAAAGAATTAAGAAGGCAAATAGAAGGACTTCAGATATTATCTGTAGAAATTTTAGGAGGACTTGGGGGTAATTTCAAAGAAGATTCTAAAGTTGAATTAGGTGCTTTTTTGAATAATATTATCACTAAAAATAAATTAAATGATGTAACATGGATGGGTAAAAAAACAGAAGAGTGGAAGGAATTATACAATCCACAAAAAATATATCCATTAGAAGGAATAGAATCACATTTAAGAAAAAATGAAACTGTCTATTATGATAATGAAAGATATATAAAGTTGATAAGAAGATTTTTTTCTGCTATAGATGATATGAATATAGTAAAATCTGAAGAAGAACTAAAACTTTTAGATGCTCATGATACTATTAGAAAAATGATGGATAAACCTGTATACTATAACACTTCAAAATTAGATAACTATAATCACGTTAATACTGCTATTAATATATTAAAAGAGGAATATCACGTAGATGTTTCCGTAAATGATATTGAACAAATTGTAAGAAAAATAGATTCTATGGAAAATATAAGTAAGACACATGGTATTCCTGTAGAAAGTGTATATTATCTAAAGGCTAATTTCAGGTGATATAATGGCTGAATTTCAGATACAAGGACCATTTCGTGAAAATGAAGTAGTGGATATTTTTGCAAAAGAAGGCATACAATATGAAACAAGAAATGAGAGATATAAACTTCTAAATGATACAATGTTCGAAAAGACCAATGGGGGTTATTGGATATCATTTAGTAAAGATAAACCCATTGCAGTACAAGGAATTGGTTTACATAATGGAGTATATTTATTGTTAGGATTAGTTAGTCATGGTTCTGATTATGAAGGTAAATTAGATGTAAGTGATACAAGAGGTGCAGGTTCAGCAGTTAGTAATAAAGTAATAGAATTACACGGAGACAAACCAATAGTAGGAATGGCTAAACCTGCGGGGAAAAAAATATTTTCTAAGGTTGGTTTCAAAGATATAGATATAGAAAATGGTAGTGTAGTAGGACAGGATGATATTCCTGAAGATGTAAAAGATTTGATAGAATCAATATATGCTAAAGGAGTTATTCCTAATGAAGTTGCTCCTATAAGAAAACTGTATTTTAAACCTATATCTAATTGGTTTTACATTATGCAGAGGAGATAAGATGGAAGTTAGTGGCATAGATTTTATGTCTGATATGGACATGGAACTATCTAAAAATTCGTTTCCATATTTTTTTAAAAATGTATTAGGATGGGATTTTGCTGAACACCAAGAAGAATGGTTTGGCTTAATGAACAAGACACAAAGAAGTGTAATAATATGTTCTAGAGGGCATGGAAAATCAGTCTTCATGCATAGTTGGGTTGTTTGGAATCTTATATTCCAAGAGCCGCCATATCAGATGCTATATATTTCATCTAATCAAAAACAGACTCTTGTACATATGAGAGAAATAGATAGATATTTTAATCATCCTGCTCTTAAAAGATTTAAACCTACTAGAGGATGGGCTATCGGTAATATTCAATTAACAAATGGAAATCAAATATTGGAACGTTCCGTTGGTTCACAGATTCGTGGTCTTCATCCACAGGAGATTATTATTGACGACCCTTTGAAAGAATTTAGTTTATCTGCTATTCAACGTGTTACAGATTGGTTTTTTGGAGACATGATACCAACACTACATCATACTGCTAAGTTAAGAATGATTGGTACACCTTTTACTTATACAGATATTTTTGCACAATTAGAAGAAAATGAGGCTTATACTGTAAATAAATATCCTTGTCTAAACTCATTAAATGAACCACTTTGGCCGGCAAGATGGGATTACGAATCATTAATGCAAAGAAAGGCGGAAATAGGTTCACTTAAATTTACAAGAGAATATCTTTGTGTTCCAATTTCTACAGGTACGGCATTGTTCAATCCCGAATATATAGAAAAATGTAAAAATAAAGATTACATTTTAAAGTTAGGAAATAGAAGAGAAAAAGGATATAGATATTATGTAGGTGTTGACCCTGCTATCTCAACTGATGGTGATTACAATGTAATCACAGTTTTAGAAGTAGATGAAAATCAAAATAAAACTATTGTTCATATTGATAGAGCAAAGAATGTAGAATTTAGAGAAAATATAGAAAAAATTCGCATTGTTGGAAAAATATTTCAACCGGATAAAATATTCTATGAGACTAATACTTTTGCAAAAGCATTCACTCAAGAATTACGGAATGTATCTGATTTAAATGTGCATGATTTTAATACCACTAGAAGAAAGAAACAAGAGATTATTTTAAACTTACAAATGAATATAGAAAATCAGAAATTACATTTTCCATATGGAGATACAAATAGTAAAAAAATTACTAATATGTTAATAGAAGAATTATCTATGTTTAGTATAACAGAATCAGGTAGATTTGAGGGTGTTGGAGCACATGACGATTTAGTTATGAGTTTAGCATTAGCCAATGCTGCAAGTCAATCAGCAAATGAAACCTTTATCTTGTTAGATGACATGGATATATTCAATTCAACCCAAAAGCCTGTTAACTTGATGGCGAGTGGAGTGACAGGGTTGAATCTTTGAGGTGTGTCTGAATGAGTGAAAAAGGCAACAAACTTCGTGAAGCCGCAGACCTTGCTGACCAAGAACAAGAGTTAGTTGATAGACAAAAAGAAATAACTGACCAAATGAAAAAAAATTGGCTAAGAGAACAACGGATTTCTAGTCATTTTGATGTTGAAAAAAGGTTTGCCGCAGAGTATCAATTATCATTGTCAAAGGCTAGAAAAGAACTTTCTACTAATGTAAAAAAATTACAAGTAGAAGATAATGACGTACCATCTTTGATTAAACAACTTAGAAAATATAGAAGAACATTAAAGGGTGAAGAAAAAATAACCATTACAAACTCAATTGATAATCTAATAAAAGCCTATTCAGAACATTTAGATAATACAATAGAAAATGCTTATTGGATAAGTAAATATAAACCTCTTGTAAAAGAAATGACTTGTAATGAAGATACATTAGTAAAATTATCGTATGTTACAGATGAAACAACAAGAAGAGAAATGGTAGATAGTTTATGTAAATATTGGGAAGCGAAATTAAATAGACAAGGGCTATCATTCAACAAAGAATATGCAAAATTATCTAAACAAATGGTAGTTAATAAAAAAGCATTTAAAAAATCTCTAAAAGATTACATGTTGGGAGTAAGTCCTAAAGATATTATTAAACAAGAAATACTGAAAGCAGTATGTGAAGAAAATGGTATATCTTCAAGACAGATACACGAAAGACTTCCTTCAAATTTATTCAAAAAAACTTCTCCTTCTATTATTTCAAAAATGGCAACAAGTATGAATATTACGAATGTGGGAGGTGCTTTCTACAAAATCCATGATGATATTAAAAAAGATATTTATGCGTATACTGCGGCGTTTATAGATTCAGATGGATATATTACTATGGATAAAAATTACAATCCTAGAGTTGGTTTGATAGCAACAGGTGAAAGAGGGAAAGCGTTTATGCTAGAAATGCATAAATCATTAGGTTGTGGTAGATTACATTTAGACCAAAAATCTCCACAAGCAACAAGACCAGTTAATAGATTAAATTTTTATTCGGGTGATGATGTAGTTAAAATTTTATCACAATGTAGACCACATTTTAGAATGAAAGGGCCAAATGCAGATATTTTATTAGAGTTAATTCGTATGAAGAAATCATATAAAAAGGAAGATTGGTACACACAAAGAAAGGAAGAATTATTTCAATTAATGAAATATGAAAACCACAAAGACCACGTAGGATATGATTTTTCTCAGTATGGAATAGACCCTACAACTGTAGCCAAATTACATAATAATTGTAAAATGTCTTTGATGGATAAGTTGGACTACGAAAACATACAAAAGGAGAACTGAACACATGGTAGAAGAACAACGTACTTTTAGTATTGGAAATTTATTTAGGAGAACTACTCCAAAGCCCGCAGATAGACAAGTATACAATATGGGTATTCAAGAAAAGAATAGTTCATATTTATTAACATCACCAATTATATATCATCTTGCCCATAACTCTACAGTAGTAAGAACTTGCACTACTCAACTGAAACAAGAAGTATTTAGAAGAGGATATACATGGGAAGAATCATTTTTAAGAAAGTGTACAGATTGTGGCAAGGAACACAAAAGTCCTGTTTCTAAGTGTGGTAATTGTGGTTCTATAAATTTAGAAAAAGCAGATGAAAACCAATTAAAGTATGCTAAAGATTTATTGGGAGGGTATGTAAACAAAGCAGAGCAAATGTTTATTGATGTTCTAAAAGAAATGGAAGATGACCTTAATATTATGGATGATGCCTATCTTGTAATGGTTAAAGAATACTTTATGGATAATAATGGAGATATTCGTATGCATAGAATCAAAGAAATATATCGTGGCGACCCCGTAACTATGCATATTTATTCAAATGAATTAGGGGAAAGAGGGGTTGATGGATATACTTGTTTAAGACATAGAACTATGTTAGCAACAAATCCTAGTGATATGTGTGAAATGTGTGGTTCTGAATTACATCCGGTACATTATGTTAATAGAGTAAATGGCGAAGAACAATATTTTGTTAAAGGTGAAGTATTACATTTTAGTAAATATTCTCCTTCAAGACTATATGGGATGTCTCCGATAATTACATTATGGAATCAAGTTACCACATTAACTGCAATGGAAAACTATGTCAATTCTTCTTATACAAAAGCAAGAATGCCAAAAGGGTTGTTAGCCGTACAAACTCGAAATATGGATTCTATGAGGTCTTTTTGGAGAAGTGTAAAAGAGAAAATGGAAACAGACCCACACTTTATTCCTGTTATGGGTATTGAATCCGAAAATGGTAAAGGTTCTATTGAATGGGTTAAATTCATGGATAGTCTAAAAGAAATGGATTATATACAAGTTAAAGAAGACCTACGTGACAGAATATCTGCCTTTTATGGAGTAAGTAAAATATTTATGTCTGATAACTCTGCAAGTGGAGGTTTGAATAATGAAGGTATGCAAATACTTGTTACTAATCGTGCAGTAGAAATGGCACAAACAGTATGGAATAATTATGTATTTCCTTTTATTACTAAAGAATTTGGTATAACAGATTGGGAATTAAAATTACCTCCTTCTGAAGAAGAAGATGAAATTGCTAAATTACGAAAAAGAGAGATAGAAGTTAATGTTGCTGCATCAATTAAAAACTTAGGATTTGAGGTTAATATGGATGATGAAGGAAGATTTACGTTTGTTAAACCTCCTCCACCTCCTCAAGAACAAGGGCCAGTTGAAGAAGAAATGGTAGAAACAGACCCCTATGCAGGAACTAATATTGATGCTAGTCAAATGGGTCAAATGATGGAAGCAGGTATGGGAACACCTATACCACAAGAGAATCCAAATCCCACAAAGAATAAGGCACGTAATAGTGTCGGCCCTGATAAGAGATTTAGTGGACTCCCTGCTGAAGCAGGAAATAGGAACGTAGATAGAAGAACAGAATAGGTGTTTATATGGTAGAAAAAGAAGAATGGTTTAATACTTTAAAAACAGGAGAAGTAGAGAAGATTTTACCTGCTTTAGCAGTAGCAGGGAGAGCAGGTTTGGCTGCTGCTAAAACACCAATGGGAAAAAAGGCTATAGGTGCAGCAGGGAATTTTGCTGCGGGTAAGATGAAAGAAAAAATAGAACAACAAAAGAAAGACCTAGAAGAACAAAAAAGGTTAATGGCTGAACAAAAAAGATTACAACAAGAGCAAGAAAATTTAACTAAAAAATTAGTAGGCAACCAAAAAAAATTAGATACCGATAATGATGGAGATATTGATGAAAAAGATTTCAAACAATTAAGGGAGGAAAAAAAATGAGCGAAGATAAAGGTGTAAGACAATTGGAAAAAGAACTAAAAGAAGCAAGAATACGTGAGAAAAGTATAGCAGATGCAAGGATAGAAAAAAATAGAGATTTTACTGTTGGTGTTGCTAGACCTACTGAAAATCACAGACCTTCGCCTAATAGTGCTGAAGTTCCAAATGCTATACTTTTACCAAAGAAAAGACAAAAGCAAAGTGAAAATATACCATTTTAAGGTGAGAGTATGAGTTTTATGGATGTATTAAAGGCTAGAGAAATTGACCCCTTTTTGTATGCACAGGCTAAAAAAAAGAAAATCTCAAGACAAGAAATGGATATGGCATATGATATATTTGAAAAAGACTACATTAAAAAAATATTATTACATGCTGTAAAAAACGATAAAAATCCATTATCATATAAATTAAAAGATATTAAGGCATCAAAAGAAACATACCTTCGTCAAGATTCTTATCTTAATTTTATTGGTAAATTACTGCGTAAATTTATAGAAAATATAACTTTTAAAAGTCTAATGAGATATGAAAAAGAAACAAAAGAAAAATTATCAATAGAAATGAGAAATGAGATAGACGACTTATTAGATGTATTATACGGATTAAGTATGTTAGATAAAAATACAAAATTAGGAAGTAAAAAGAAAAAACCTCGACCAACAAAGGAAACGTTGCCAATAGAGTTATTAGAAAAAGCATTTGTATCTATTGCGGCTAACGGGTTTAGAGAAGATAGTGAAGATATACAAAATCTCAAGGCTGCTAATATTAAAAGTGCTATACCTAAAATTCAAGATTTCTTTTTAGATGGCAGACCATATAAACAATTACATCCAGTATTATTAGAAAATACTGAAGCAAAATGGGATGCTTCAACTGAAAATTGGATGTATGATGAAAAAATTGCATATAGAAAATATCAAGACAAAGATAGTAGAGAATTGTTCATAGAATTACAAAAAGGTTTAGGTTTAGATACAATATCAAGAAAAGAAGTATCTAGTAGCAGAGAGTCATTAATGGAACACTTTGACTTAGGAGATTATGAAAAACTCATAGAAGAGATAATGACAATAGTTCCTAAAAAATCAGAAGAATATTCTGAACAGGAAGAAAAATTATTATTCACTACTAAATATAATAAATTAGAAAGTGCATTAATTGAAATAGCAATGGAAACTATAGAACTACAAGATAGGTTGGAAACTCACAGAAGAAGTCCTCCAAAAAGCGAATTAAGTTCTGTAGAAAAATATCTAGATGTAGCAGAATTTTTGATTGCAGTATTGAAATTAAGAGGAGACTACATGGCCTTATCTCAAATAGAAGACCCCTTAGAAGATATAGACGTTCCTAGAAATGTTAATTTAGAGAGGCGTTTTCCCGAACTTGAAAGTGCTGCAAATAATTATATGAACAAAACGAATGTAAGAAAAAAGTTAGGTGAATAAAGAATGGATTGGTTCGAACTAGTTAAAGAAGATAGAGGTCTTGTTGCTAAGTTAGAACCTAAACAAAAAAAGAAAATCAAAAAACTATTACAGGCTGCTGAACCAACAGAGTTTATGGGTCAAGAAGTTACTAAATTAACTGATTTAATTTCAGAGATGAAGTCACTAGATTTAGTAAAGTCTGATAAGGTATTAAGGAAGAAATTAGAAAAATATGACGAAAGTAACTTAGACTTAGTAGCCACCGCATCTAAACTAAGGAAGGGCTACGAGACTCTTTACAATCAATTAAGAACAGTAGTTTATCCAAAGAAGAAAGGTGATTTAGAATGAGTTGGCAAGATATACTTGAGAAAGGTGATGAAGAAGATAATATCTCTAAAATAAGATTACCATTTGGTAGAAAGAATAAACAAAATTCTAATGAAGAAGTTAAATCTAGATTTCAACAGTCTATTAAATATGCTCAAAATTTTAATGATTTAATAAATGCTATGGAAACCCTTTCACGTAATCCTTCAGGAGAAGATATTTGGAATGAAGGTGGTGCAAGAAATTCGTTAAAGGACGCAATAATAATAGGTAAAGCAGCAATATCACAAGAACAAGTCCTTCCCAATGATAGACGACAATATCTTGCTATGATTCGAGCAGGATATTATGATAATGCATTGAATGATGCTGCTGAAATGGAGAAACTATATCTTACCCATGTTAGAGACCTAAGGTTGAGTTTTAGTAGAGCCTTTGGTATAAGAGACATGTATAAAGCCTTCGTTAGTGCTGACACTAAAGAAATACGTGGTGTGTTTGATAACACAGTACAGAAAAGAAAAGCAGAATTACAAGCAAAAAAACAGCCTCAACAAGCAACATTAGACCAATTTAATACTCCACCTCCACAACAACCACAACAACCACAACAACCACAACAACCACAAGAACAACGTCAAACTACACTAGGAGAATTTGGTAAAATGGATTGGTTTGAAAGTCTTAAGGCTCATTGTGCAACAGAAAAATCTAACCCAATGGATAGGGTTACAACAACAACTTCTACAGGGCAAGATGAAGAAGCCGCTAAAAGAACTAAAGATGATGAAAAGGAATTGTTAGCAAGAATATTAGAACGTAATAAGAAAGCAAGAGAGAGTTAGAATGAATTGGAAAGCATTTTTAAAAGAACGAATACAAGAGAAAGTCATAGCATACAAGGAGGAACAGATATGAGCAATGAAAATAATGAAATGTTACTATTACTAAAAGAGTTAGTAAGTAAAGTAAAAACCTTAGAAGACGCAGTATACAACAAAGATAATTTGTTAATGAAGTCAGGTTATGTTGTAGTAGATAGTCCTAAACCATCTATGAATATGAATGGTAATCAAATGTCAGGAGACAAAATAGCCAAGATGGACTGGTCAGAAATTCATAACATAATAGAAACAATAGAGGGATAAAAAATGAATCAATTGAAGTTAGTACAAGAAGCCATAGAAAAAGCAAAAGCAGTTTTAGAAGATAGTCAATTTGCTAGACTTCATGATTCAGAAGGGGAAGAGGTAAAGGTAAAAAGACCCCCAAAGAATCCTAAAGAAGAAAAAATAGATATGCCTAAAGATGCAAATAAAGAAATGATTAAATCAGCAGAAGAAGACTATAAGGAAAGTAATCCAGTTTTAGATGCTGATGAAGAAAAAGAGAGTGCATCTAGAAAGAAGAGACTTCAAGAAAGATTAGATGATGTTAAGGAAGAAATGGAATCTTATGATTCTATGAAAGATGGTAAATCAAATCAGGGATATAGAAGGTTATTATCAGAACGTAATAGATTAGAATCTTCTATAGAAGATATAGATGCAGAAATTTACAAATCTATAGTGCTAAAAGGATTATCTACTTTGGAAGAAATGATTGTTAATGATTATAATATTATATCAAAGTCTGAAAATAAAACAGATGTTATAAAACAAGCATATGAAACTTTAGAAACTATGGCTAATGACCTTCCTTATGATAATAATTTTGCAGACCAATATGAAATACTATCGAAATCTATTTTAACTTTTTTGAACAAAAATAGATTTTGAGGAGTTAAGTATGGCTCAAACAGGTTTAGCCTTTGAAAAAGAAAAAGATTCGTTAACGCAACGTATTTTAGATTTCTTTGAACGTGCTAGATATGCTTATCTTTCTGCAAGAGAAGACCCTGCGGAATATACTACCGAGTGGAAAAAAATTGTAAGAATGATGAAAGAAGACTTTGATAACATTAGTAGTTTTGCATCAGAACTTAAGAAATTTATAGATGAAAAAGTTTTGTTTGATAGTGATGTTTTAGATGCAACTTCTGATGATGCTCGTAAACTATTTGACTCTATAAAAGAAATGAGATTCAAATCAGAAGAAATAACTGACCCTTTTGTCAAACAATTTGATAATAAAGTAATTGAAACTTTTATGGAAAAAGAAGAAGTTTTACTTGCTTTTTTACATTATGCTATGAGAAGTCATGCAAATGCTTTACCGGAAAAATTATGGGAACAATTTGAAATGAAACCTGATTTAATTACAAGAGGAGTAATGGGATTAGATTTGAAAGTTAGTGATATATCTTTATTTGTAATAGAACACTATGGAAATGACAAGAATAATTCTAGAATAAAAAATAAAATAAAAGCAGGATTACAAAAATTAGAAGAGATGTATAAAGAAATATATCCTGAATCTAAATGGGAAAACTTAGAAGCAGTAAATATTACAAAGGCACAAAAAAGCGAAGAAGAAAAAGCAGAGGTTGATTTTTTAATTCCTAACAAACCTATGTATAGAATTTTTGAAGTAGATGATATTAAAGAATTAAAAGGTTTCAGTGGAGAATGGTTAGTACAAGAGAAGTATGATGGGATGAGAATACAAATCCATAAGACTGATGATATTATTACTATATATTCCTACAACAAAAAGGATATCACTGATAAGTGTCCTCAACAAGTAAAAGAAATGAAAAAGAAAAACTTTGGAGATTGTATTTTGGATGCAGAACTTACTTTATTTCTAAATGATGAACCGTTGCACAGAGCCGATACAATTTCACATGTTTTTAAGAAAGAAACCAAAGGAAGACTATCTGCTCACGTGTTTGACATTATGAAACATGAAGGTAAGATGATTGCTGACGAACCATTACGTGAAAGAATTAATATCTTATTTTATCAATATAGCCAACATTCTACAGAAAATTTGGCTTTCCCATCTAAAAAAGATACTCGTATTGCTGACTCAATAAAAGAAATAGAAGACTATTCTAAGGATATTATGATACTACCTAATTCTGAAGGAGTTGTAATTAAAGACATTGAATCAACCTATTTGATAGGCAAAAAGAAAAATCCTAAGTGGATTAAGTGGAAAAAATTTATTGATTTAGATGTTATAGTTTTAGATGATAAAAAAACTAAAAGTAACTTACATAGTTATACTATGGGTATTGGCCCTGTTACTGCTGAAAATGCTAGAAAATATAAGACTGTAGAATTAGAAGATAAAGCATATATTCCGGTAGGTAAAGCACTTAATACTAAACAAAGTGTTAATATTGGTGATATTATTAGAGTTAAAGTAGATGAAGTCAAGAAAACAAAAGATGGTTTTAGTTTATATTCTGCCAAAGTTATTGAATTGCCTGAAGTAACTGAATCTGATAGTGTTATTACTTTAGAACAACTTGCAGGAAAAACTAAAAAATCACTATCTGATTTTGTAGAGTTTGTAGCAGGAAGAACAATGGGAGGGTTGTTTAGAGTAAGTAGTGGTTTATCAGATAACGGGAAAAATAAGAAAAAACATAAAAAGGCAGGAATAAAAAAATCATACTATGTTACTGATGATGTACATGGAACTGCTGAAATTATATTAAAAGAAGACATTGATGGATTTACTATTTATGGGTTTGAAGGTGACTCACTTATGCAAAAAAATGCTTTGTATAATATAGATTTATGGAAAGAACAACTAAGTTCTATTTTAAAAACAAAAAGGTCTGAATTAAGACTTGCCATTCGTAATGATATTATAGAATATGGAGATAGCCCCAAGCCCTTTGACAAAATAGTAGAGTTTATTATTACAAATTATAAAGAACAATATGAAGAACTATTTGATAGTAGAAAAGAAAAATTAATGTCTTGGATGAAAAAACAAGATGATATGCGATATATACATCCTAACAAATTTCAAGCAAGAGAAGATGTTTTAGAAAAAGACATTGATGATTTACAAAAAAAAGTAAAAGAAGCGACTTTTAAAATATATCAGCGTGAAGATAGTAATTTAGATTTTGTTATGATGATAGAAGATGAAAAGTTAGCATGGACTATTGATATAGAAGATACTGAAGATGTTTACAATTTATTCGGTAAATCGGGTAAGTTTCCTGCTGTCGTAGCAAACAAAACTGACGAAGACGATTTGTTAGACAGTGGTAAATTAATTTTAGGAGTTCAAAAAGACGGATATCACGAATATAAATTGGAAGGAGATAAATTTGATACAAGAATGCATCTTCGTGTTGTACCATTAAATGAGAAAAATACATGGATAGCATGGACAGGAAAAAAGCAAGAGATGTTAGATAATAAGGACAATGAAAATTTATGGGATATTAGAGAAGATAAATATGCAAAATTACAATTTCCTCCTAAAAGTAGCGACTAACTTATATAGTAAAAGTTTAAGGTATTTGTTTTGTGGTTATGGCAGAATCCCTTTTAATGAAGGCAGATAGTAGCCACGAATTTCGTATTTTAAAGTCTGATGATTTGGTTATTGGTGGCTATGCTTCTATAGAAATTGTTGACAAACAAAATGACTTAATTACATTAGAAGCATTAAATGATGCAGTTACAAAATATATGAAAGAAACAAAATATAGAAATGTAATGTCTAATCATTCTAATGTACAAGTTGGAGAAGTTGTAGAAAAATATCGAGATAGTAATGGTATACTACATAAAACAGCAGTAGACGATGTTGGTTTCTATGTTGTTATTAAACTAAGAGATGATATAGAAAAGGCAAAAGAAATATCAAGAGGTATTAGAAAAGGAACTCTTCGTTCCTTTAGTATTGGTGGACAAGCCATATCTAAGAAACAGAAGACAAATGATGAATACGGAGAGTATAACGAAATAGAAAAGTTAGAACTTCACGAAGTAACCATTTGTGAAAAGGGAATAAATCCCGAAGCGAAATTCGACATTTTAAAACAAGATGTTGGAGGTAATAAAATGAGTGATAAACTGGAAAAAGCACTTGAGGAGTTAAATGACTTGATGAAACAAGTTAATTCCTCAATTGTGGAAAAAAATGAAGAAAATACGACAGACGCATCCCTTGAAGTAAAAGGCGATATGGAATACATGGATTCTGATAAAGAAATGATGGATACAGAGGATAAGGATGATGACATGGATGATGACATGGATATGGAAGAAAAGGCTCTTGATGAAGATTCAACAAGAGACTACGAAGCCGGAGAACTTGTTGTTGACAATGGTAATCCTAAAGCAGCACCAGCAGCATTAGATGTTGCAAAAGGTCTAGCGGATACTGACTTCTCTACTCTTAACTTAAGTGCAGAAAATGTTGAAAAAGCATATGAAGCATTCAAAGCAGAAAGAATGGAAAAGATTGCATACGATTCTCTAAGCAAGCAATTTGAAGCAAGGCTTACAGAAGAATTAGAAGTTAAGAAAGCAAGTGCTGAAGCAGCATCATATGATGCTCGTTCAGATGTAATTGCTTTGAAAGAAGAATTTGCAGAACTACGCAAATCTTTAACTGTACAAAATGATGAGATTGTTAAATCACAATCAATAGAAATTCCTAGTGATGTAAGTAACCTATCATGGAATGAGATTGCTGATATAGCGAGGAAATATAATTAAGGAGTGATAAGAAATGAGTGGATATATAAAAACAATGAAAGATTTAGAAGCATCATCATACGGTCTAACAGGCGGTAATGGTAATGCTTTGTTGAAAGCGGCAGGAGTGGTTGGTGGACTACATGGTTCACACGATGGCGGTACTGCCTTTAGTGGTGCAACAGGATTAACTGACTTGTACAATGTTCTTTATGGACAGAAAGTATGGTCAATGCTTAACCAAGAAGTTAATGCTTTGTCAATGATTGCTAAGAGACCATATACATCAAGTGGTTGGAGAGTTCTAAAGAGCCGACCTCAAGGTGGTAGTGGTTCTTCTTTTGCAGTTGGTACAGATAATGCAGGTGGAGCAGCACCAAGATTAGATGAAATAGGTGGTGTATCGGAGAATCAATCTCTATCAAACATACCTGCTTTAGCCCCTGAATATACAAAACTATTCGTAAGCCCTAAAACAATAGCACACAAATTTGAGTTCTCTGAACTTGCAATGGAAATGGCTGCTATTGATGACGGTGTTGGCGATATACGTGCAGTAGTTCGTGAAGATATGGGTAAACACCATGCTGAAGTACAGAACAAGATGCTATTATTGCCTCTTGAATCTTACTCTCAATCAGGTATTACAGAAGTAGACCACAACTACACATCTTTGTATAAGATTGTAACAAGTGCTACTGAAATAGGACAAATGTATTTGGATGATATAACAGAAGACAATGCAACTGGTAGCGGTGTAGTAGCAATTGACCCAAAAATCAAGGCTATTTATGGTGACAACAGAGGAGTTGTTGCTGCGGCAGATAACACTAACAGTCCAAATGATGCTGACAGTGTTGATGACGTAGTAATTACACCAAGTTATTTAGATGCTGAAGTTGATTTCGGTGCAAGTTACGCAAGTGGTTCTGCTAGAGTATTAACTTTAACACTACTAAATGACATGATTCGCAGAATCCGTCAAAATGGTGGAAACCCTAAAGTTATCTTAACAGGATACGATACTATACAACACATCTCTGACTTACTACAAAGCCAAGAGAGATTTATGGATAGGAAAGAAATTGTTCCTACACATAATGGTGTTCGTGGTGTAAAGGGTCAAGAAGTTGGATTCAGAGTTGCAACATACTATGATATACCAATTATCCCTTGTAAGGATATGGCTTCAACAACTGCATCCGGTACAACAAATGGTCTAAGTGATATATTTATCCTAGATACAGACCATTTGTGGTTATCAGTTATGAAACCCACAGAATACTTCGAGGATGGTATTTCAAATGGAAACCCATTCGGTGTTGGTAAACTTGGAAACTTAGGTTTGTATAGAACAATTGCAGAAACATGTTGTTCTTTCTTCAAAGGTCAAGGTAAGATAACTAACTTGAAGAGTGCTTAAGGTAATTGTTCAATAAGAGCAAGAGTCTATGGACAATTATTAAAAAATTGAATAAACATAAAATAGTAGTCTCCGTTCTGAGTTAATCAGAATGGGGGCTACTATCCCCTAAATATTTAAGGAGAAAACACACATGGTACAAATAAAACAATCAATAAACGCACTGCCAAGAACAATTAGAATCGGTGGACAGAATTACGTCATCAGTTCTAACAAAGCAATACAAATGCCACTAAATCATGCTATCAACATATGGACAGAACCTAATCTTACTATAGAATTAGATAATATGGATAAAGCAGATATTGGAAGATTAAGTAATTATAAATTAAATCAATTAATTAAATTCACAGATGGATTACAAGAAGGAGATACTGCATCACAAGTAGAAAAAATATTATTTCCTAAGAAAGTAAAAGCATCTCCAAAACCTAAAGCAAAAAAAGCACCTGCTAAGAAAGCACCTGCTAAGAAAGCAAAAAAGGTAGAAACCCCTAAGAAAGAAACCCCTACAGAAGAAGATAAGGAAGTGATGGCATAGGTTGTAGTGGTAGTGGAGTAAAGAATGCTGATGCATTAGTTTTTACAGGTAAGTGTAAATTAGTAAGTTTACATGTCGCTAATACTCATGCATCTGATAAATTAACTGTTTCAGTTTATGATAGCGATGATGCTTCAGAATCAGGAGATACTGAAGTTTGTAGAATGATATTACTAGCAGGAACTTCCGGTGAATTTGATATGCATGGTCGTTTTTGTGCTAAAGGACTATTTATAAAAAAGGTTAGTGGCACAGGTTTTTTCTCCCTAGAGTGGAGTTGATTATCGTGGCAAGCATAGATAATGATACAAGATTAGTAATGACTATTCTTTTTGTTGGAGCAGTTAGTGGAGTAAATGTTTATTTCTATGCCCAATATGGAGTAGGTTTCCCATATACTATTGAAGCACATGCAGTTTTATTTGGTATATCTACAATAGGCGGAATTATGATAATGAAAGCAGTTTTTGATTTAGTTGCTAATGATTACATTGAAGAAACATTATTACAAAGACGTATTGATTCTTATTGGAATCGTAGAGCAAGAGAGGAAGAGAACCGTAAAAGAGTTCGAGAATCTTTTAGAAATTTTCAACAAACATGGAATAATACAGTTCAATCCCCTACTAATGTTTATGGTGATGCTAATTTACCCGTCATCAAAGGCAATACAGAAGGTGTAAGCCCTTCGTTTTTAACAATAGAACAATGATTGAGGTGAGATAATGGTTGGAGAAATCCTAATGGGTTTTGATGAAACCGCTATGGCTTACGATTTACAAAGAGCACATTCTGCTGACATTTGGTTTTTGAGAGCAAGATTTTGGATATGGGGAATTGTAGGTTCAATTTCTAGTTTCTTTCTTGGACAAACATTAGCAATATTTGGTATTAATACAATGTCAATAATGTGGAATGGGTTGGTAGACATTTGGCATCATTTGTGGTGATAATTTGTCAGTAATGGCAGGTTTTGCCATTTTAATGGTGGAGGGTTTGAATAAGGTATATCAAAGATTACATTCAATACCTTTTGGTGTATATGGTGCGAGTAAAGCAGGGAAGACAACATTGCACCACCAATTGAGAACTAGGGGAGAAGTACCCGATATAATGGAAAGAACAGTAGGTTTAGAAAAAGCCTCAAGAAAATATATTAAATTAGATGGTAATGCACATACTGTCAAAACTGCTGATATTGGTGGACAAACTATTTATTGGACAGAATGGATAAAAGACATGAAAGAGCGTAGAACAAAATATATTATTTTTTTAATTGATGACAGACACATGGATAAACACTATGATATTGAACAACAATTATGTTGGACATTTTTAGTAGATACTATTTGTTCACCTCATTGGAATGTTAATAATAAATTAAAAAAGAAAAAAGACCATGATTACCCTATAGCAGTTGGTGTTTGGGCAAATAAATATGACTTATGGAAAGATAAATATGAACATGAAGGAGAAATAGATAAACATCCTATTTTTGATGCATTTAAAGCAGGAATGCAAAAATTAAATGAAAAAGGAATACCTTGTTTTAAATACATTGTTAGTGCTAAAACTGATTCAACTATGGTATATAGGGGAATCTTAACAATGATAAAGGACTACTAGGTGTGAAGACCATGACGATGAACTATCAGCCACCTAATTTAATTGGTGCAACTACTACATCTGTAGCGTCAAATGCCTTCATGGACAGGCATGACCAAGCAAGAGCAGCAGGTACAGTAATGTTGTACGAATTTAAGAATATAAAACCGAAAAAACAATTAAAAGAAATAATTAAGATTCTTTTACCGGAGAAAAAATCTTTTTTCAAAATACCTTATAGTTTCAAATATAACATAAAAGACAGATGTGTTGTTTGTGGAACTCAAAAGATTTGGGAAGCAAGTGATAATTTAAGACCACCATTACCACTACATAAAGTTAGAAAAGGATATCCAATGAGAGGAACTTATTGTGATAAACATGCACAAATACATAGACAATATGAAATGTTAGAACAACAAATGTTAGCCGAAGAACATGGGTTATCATACAGTGCTTACATTCCAAAAATGCCTAATTTGAATCCATTATCTAGTGGGCCATTAACTAGTTTAAAACAAGGAGATATACAATCTCTTGCAGGATTAGGTTGGACAATTAAACCTCCACAAGCGGCAATAGAAAATAAAGAAGAAGAGTTATTTAGATTACTAATAGAAAATGAATCTAATACCAAAAGAGTGAAAGTCTTATTGACCGAAGGCGTTAAGGTTACAAGCAAGGGCGTACAGGCGGAGAGTGAGAAGTAATGGGATTATTTGGAACAAGCAATTCACAATTGGCTAATAGTATATCTAATAGTCAACAAAATCAATTTAAAACGATGAACAATTTATTAACACTACAAGAGAATCATGTAGAAGATTTTTTCCAATATCATGGAGAAGCATTTCTTACGAGTATGGAAAAATTAATTGAAGATGTTGTTGCTAGAGTTGTTGGAGATATGCTATCAAAATTAGAATTTAATACTGCAAGTGGAGGGTTTGTTTTAAATCCTAATGTTAAAACAGAATATCAACAAATTACTGCTGCTAATATTGAATTAGATTTACAAAATCTATTAACTTCAGCAATAAATTCAGAAGTTATTATGCAACGAAGAATGGCAAAAGCACAATATTTAGAGTCTCAAGGATTTAGTGGTGCAGCATCTCCTACACAACCTCAAGTTACCAATCAAATGGGAATGAACCCACAAAATATTCAAGGTGCTAATATGGGAACAGGAATTAATAATACTATGATGCAACAACAAATGGCTATGAACAATGGTAGTGGATATCCTGTTCCACCTGCCGGATACGATAATATGAACAATGCATATTGGATAGACCCTAACACAGGTCAAATGACATATACACCTCCTGCAAGTGGATTAGGTTTAGGTGCGGCTATAACTAAAGGCGTTGCTTGGGCTAAGTGGCTTGCATAAGGTGGTTTGATGTATGGGCGAAATAATATTACCTGCTGACATAGTACCTAATACTGAGAAAGATGTTGTATTAAATAATGCTCAACTAAGAAAAGGTTTTGATGCTTTAATTAGTGAAAAGAATCCTATTTTTTTAAGTATGTTAGGTTATATGTTTTATAGAGCCGTACCTAGTAATAAAAGACCTAAACCTATGCAGAATGTCAAACCTAAACTTGCTGTATTAATGCAGTATGATGATAAACAGTATGAAAGATTAAAAGAAAGAGAACAAGATTTAATGGATACTATTACTGAATCTGAAATGAATAAATTTTTCAAACATTATTTATCAGAAATAGAAAAAACAAATATGCTTAGTATAATAGAAGCATTAAGTGAAAACGGATATTTTCCTCAAAAAAACAAAAAAATAATGATGGGTGGTAAAGAAGCAACTGAAGTTATAATTGACAAACCACTTAAACTTAATGAGAGAAGATTACAGAGTTTTAAATTATCACAATTAGATAATGAGTCTGCAATAGAGAGATTAGTAGATATTACTGAGAGAGGACAAGAACCTGATGAAGAAGGTTCTGAAAGAAGTGGAGAACTTATGAGTGCTATAGATAGTGGTAAGCCTATATTGTATGAGATGATTAAAAAATATTTTGATTATAGTGAAATTAATATGGGTGCATTAATCACATTGGATACTAAACAATATGTAAATGATGTATTTGTTAGGGAAGGATTTGGTGCTTTTGATAGTGAAAACTTTGCTTTTAGGGCTGGACTACTGGGGGGTGAAACTATTACACCTGCCGGAAAAGATTATTCCGGTGAAGAGTATGAAGCAGAAACAAAACCCTTTTCAGAAAAAGATACAAGAAATAATATCCCTTTATTACATCTAAAATTAATTGGCGATAAAGGAGCAGGTAAGTATGAACAAGGAAAGGACAAGTTTCTTGTTGAAGGACTTAAAGGTAGTAAATCATTTGATACCTTAGAAGAAGCATATGATGCTATAGATGAAATAAGCACTAAACCTAAATTACTTGAAAAATACTTAGAAAAAATTATTATGTCTCAAGATAAGCACCCGTTGAAAAATATTATTTATGGATATCTAAGTGCAGAAAGAAGAAAATTAAAATTAGGTACTTTAGAAATACAAGTTAGTAAAACAAAAGAAGGCTCAATTAAAGATAAACAAAAGTGGGTTAAAAGTATAAAAAATAAACTTAATCTTGAAGGTATAGAAGATATGAAAACTAGTAACAAAGAAATTAAAAAAATAGTAATGAAATTAAAAGAAATTATAAATTTCTTTGAAGATATAGATAGAGATGAGTTAAGGACTAGAATAGAGAATGCTGCCGATTCAACAAAACCAATGTTAACTAGAGGACAAAAAAGGCAATTAGAAGAATTAGAAGAAAAAGATAAAAAATTGGAGTTCAAAATAAATAATAAGGACAAAGACGAAGTGAAGGAACAAAAGCGAGAAAAAAAGAGACAATTAAAAGAGTTACGTCAGATAGAAATAAATCAAAAGGAATATTTCTTAGAAGACGAAGATGATGAAAGTAATTTTCAAATTATTCTTGATTTATTTAAATCATTCAAAGAATTATCTAATTCTCCCGATTTATATTTAACCGATTTATTTGAAGAATATGAAGCCATGAAACAAGACGGATATTTAACTTCAGAAGAAGTAGAAAATATTGAAGAATCATTTGCTGATGCAAAAAGTCCTTTATTTCTTGCAATGTATAAATATGCTAAAGAACTTATGTCTACTAGTAAATTTTCAGGTTTTAGCACAGGTAAAAGTAGAATACCAATATTATATGCAGATGTAATTTATGACATGAATACGCTCCTTGATACGACACCTAAAAATTATAAATTTAGAATTAAAAAACCAAAGAAAGGTGAAGAATCGACTTCAATGAATATGGATGTTGTTAGAGTTCAGAAAGATTTTCTAAACATTAAAAGGGGATACAATAGTCTAAGAGCGTTAGTAGGAGGCAATTAGTATGGGTAAAGTTTCATCCCCTAGTGATTTTACAAATATAAATGTAGATTATTCAGCAGGTAATGGGCATTATACTACTCATACAGATATTTCTAATTTATTACAAATAAGTTCTTTTAGTGGAAACACTACTCCAAATCTTGTAGAAATAGGTAAACTAATAAAAAGAGCAGAAGAAAAGATAGATGATTCAATAAAAACATCATACAGACCTATTATTTACAAAGATGAATTTCATTCATTTGATAATTTAAGACAACGTGCATATCCTCTTAGACCTTACAAAGACTATGTAGGATTTGTTCAGTTAAGTTATCCTAAAGTACAGAAATTAGTAAGATTAGAAGTTTATCAAGGAGATGTTTGGTTAGATTTGGCTTCTGCTACTGCTACACTCACTGTACCTAATTCTGCAACCACAAATGATTGGACAATAACATTAACGGTAGGTAATCCTACTACCTACACTTTTGAAATTAAAAACTTAGCAAATAATAGCATTCGACACTTCTATGATAATTTTGGCCCTAAAACTACGGCAAGTCAAATAGTTGATGCTATCAATGAAGTATTTCCTATGAAGACGGCTAAGTTTACAAAAGAAACTGCACGTAAAGAAATTTTTGCTAATGGCACTAGTCAAGCAGATAATATACGTGTTTCTGATTTCTTTTATGCTACTTTAGATAGTGAAGATAAAACAAAAATAGTCATTAGTTCACTATTAGATGGAGAAGATGGAACATTTTGTACATTAACTTCTACATACGGTTCAGTATCTTCATTTGCCGATAATCAAAATTCAGGTAGAGATGATGATTATTGGACTATAAATGATGAAGGGAAGATTTTTTTCAGACAAGAATATCCACACAATCAACATCATTCTATTAGAGTAACTTATGTTGCAGGTGAAGGACGTGTACCTGCTCCTATACATGAAGCAGCCACAAAACTAGTAGCGGCTGAAATAATTAGACATGATGATAATTCAATATTAATTGCTGAAACAGGTTCTAATATTGATTTGAAAGCCAAACATGATATTTTATTAGAAGAAGCGAATAAGATATTAAATGGAAAGAAAAATATTATTCATTTTATATCGTGATTATTATGGAAGATGTTATTAAATTATTCAAAGAAATTGTTGCAATTCAGCAACAACGTAATGATATGTTAAAAGATAGTATATATGCGGAGTTTGCATTATCTGACGAAGCAGTTATAGAACAATCCCATAGTGCATTTGATAAAGTATTTGCAAAAAGAATAGAAGAAGAGGTTGCTAAACTATGATGGATGAAGTGACTTTTCTTATACGATTATTATCCGATAGATGGGATGCCGCAGTTACTTCTTTGGGTAGTCAATTACCTACAAACCATAGACCTCTTTCTACAGGTAATAGTGCTTCTATTAAAATTTTAGATATACGTTCATTAGAACCGAAAGAAGGAAGAAGAGTTGATGTAGATTCTCATTCAATACTTTTAGTGTTTGAAGATGGTATGTCTCAAACAAATCCAACTATTGATACAGTGGTGAGAAATGAAACATTCAACATGACAGTACACATGAGAGTTTTACATAGAAGAGATTTTTCTTCTCTTACTGATTCTAGAGATAGACTACAAAGTATTTATCGAATTACCCGATACATTTTAGAGAATAATGCTCGTAGCCCTACCGTGTATCAAGGAGGCGGAACTTCGGGAACTGTTGAAGAATCTGCTGAATTAATTACATTAACAGGTAGAAGTGAAGCCAATGATAGGGGCAAAAGGTTATTGGGCTACAAACTATCGGTAGAGATTAAGCGGTTCGGGCGAAGTACAGTTTAGGTGAGAAAAAATGGTAAGTAATGAGATATTTGTAGGGTCAGGAGTTATTGCTAGTTATGCACCGGAGAGTAAAATATTTCTTGGTAGTGATTGTTTAGTTTCTGATGCTGCTAATTCTATAATTACTATTGACACAGATTATACTGATGGAACTAGACAAAGTTTAAAATTAGTTCCTAATTTATACACAGGTTGTAATATTGAAATAATTGATACAAGTGCTACTACTAACAAAATAATAACTAGTGTTTTATCCAATACAGATACTACTATTACTGTTGCTGAAAATGTGTTTACTACAACAGGTACAAATTGTACTGTTACAATACAAGAATTTGGAGCACCTGTTCCTGTTTTTGCTCCTACTAGTGGTAAAACCTCAATTCTTTCTGATAATTGGTTAGGTCTTGTAAATACATTTACACCGCCAAATGTAGAAGTAGAAACAGGCGAATTAAATTTAGTTGCAGGTGGTTCTAGAAATTTAGGCTTTCAGTTTACTAAGGGTGAAACAGTAAGTGGTGGAAGTATAGAAGTATCTATGAATAACGCAATGTGGTTATATTACGCATTAGGTAATATATCTGTAAGTAGTGTAGACGGAACAGGTACTCTTACTACTAGTGGTGGTACTAATGAAATCGCAGTAGATGTAACAAAAGGAATTGTTCGTAATATTGTTCCAAGTGGTACAACGGGTGCTCAAGGTTATCCTGACCCTTCTCCTGTAGGAAGTCAAGTAGACGGTACAGAATTTACTGATAATTTTAGTAAGATAAACGCTACTGACGCTAGTAAAGAGTTTGTCTATGGTATTACAGAAGACAATTCCGGTATATTACCTTCTTTTGCTTTAGATGTTTCATATTCAAAAGGAGCGAACAGAGCATCCGGTGGTGATTTTTCAGTTCAAACTGCACCATCATCAAGTACACCTGAAGAACAAGTATATTCTAGAATCTTTACAGGATGTCAAGTTAATTCTTTAACCCTACAATTTGATGAAGGACAGGAAGTAAAAAATTCAGTAGAATTAGTAACTCGTAGTGCATTCGATGCACCACAAAATTATGCACCTCATAGACAAGTAATAGATATAACTAGTTATAGCAACTATTCAGAAAATAAAATACCATATTTATTTCATGATGGTACTATTGAAATTTATGGACAAAGTTTTGCTAGAGTTAAATCAGGTACTTTAACAATAAATAATAACATTGTAGGTCAAAGATTTATTGGTAACTATAATAATCAAATTATGTCTAATCACACTGCCGGACAAAGACAGTATGAACTTTCTTTAACTCTACTTATTACCGATACAAAAATTTGGGATTTATTAAGAGAAGGTGGAGAAAGTAGTCATGGTGCAGGTGGTAATGATAATATTTTAACATTAAAGTTTGAAAGAAATTCTGAAGATTTTGTACAAATACAATTTAAAGATTATATTACTCGTTCTGTTTCTGTACCATATCCTGATGATAAAGGGCCAGTTGAAGTTGAAGTAACTATAAGTCCTAGAACATTACATAATTGTAGTTCTAATAGTAGATGGGCTATTTACCATCTTAATGATTAAGGAGGAATATCAAAAATATAAGATATTCTAGTATTTGAAATTCCACCAACAATCCGTTTGTTTGTTTGTTGGTTATAAGTTAGGTGGAAGAAAATGAATAAAGAAGTAGTAAATGATAAGAGTGTGCTATTTGCACTAAATGAAACAACGATGCATGAATTAAGAGTAAGCCCAAACTCTGAACAAATAATGAAAGTTTGGGTTAAAGAACCGACATGGCTTCAGGTAGAACAAGCCCTGTCTTCTGTAATGGATTTAAATCAACAGACCCAGTCTATGAATTTAGATTTAAATAAAATGTACAGATTTATGGTAGAGAACTTTATAGAGAAAACAGAGCCTTCTCTCAATACTTTAGAACTCTTGAAATTAAGTCCTTATATTGGGAGTCAATTAAAGGAAGTATTACCAAACCCATTCAATGATATGATAACGGAGGCTGATACGGGAAAAGAAAATTAATACGAAAAGCATTAGAGGGAAAAGAAGTTTCTCCCTCTATTGGTTTACGTGTTTTATTATACTCTTATTGTAAAATATTTAGTATAAATCCCAATGATGCAAGACATACATCAATAAAAGACATGTTAGAAATGATATCAATACACACAACAGTAGAAGAAATGAAATCGGATGAAATGGAGAAAATGAGAAAAAAAATGGAGAGATAAGTTTTGACAGATGCATATGAGTCTACTACTAATCTTAGTAAAGCATTAAGTGTTATAGAGGCTCAAACACAGGGAGTTGCCTCTGCTTTTGGAGATGCGGCTGAAAGTAGTAAGGTTTGGAATATTGCATCAAGATTATTATCCGGTTCAGGATTATGGAAATTACAGAATAAAGTTAGAGCAATAGGTAACGTAGTTTTTTTGTATAACAAAAATCTAAGTGGTCAAGCAGAAGCCCAACGTAAAGCGTTGGATGCTCAAGCAGATATGGGTAAAACTCTACAAAGTTTGGCTAGTGATTTAAAAGATGCAGAAAACTTTGGGGGTGGTTTATATGAACAATTTTTGGCGTTTGAAAATCTAAAACATCCTTTTGATGAAATAACGGCTGAACTTAATGCTCAGGAAAAAGCAACTAAAAAATTAGAAGATGCTCAAGCAAGATTACATCAAGTTATGTTAAAAGCAGCCGATGTAGAAGAACTTGGAAGGGTTGGTTCATTTTTAAAAGATAGAGGATTAGGTAAAGATGTAAATATGTTCAAAAAAATCTTTAGTATGGATAGTGCTGCTAGTTTAGTTGGTGGTACTAAAGATAAATTTAGAGCATTAGGAAGTAAAGTTCTTGGAGTATTTTCTATGGTAAAACCTTCTAATTTAATAGGGGCTTTTAAAAATATAGGAACGGGTAAATTTTCTCAATTAGTTGGTATAAGTCTACTTGGATTTTCAGCATTATTGGGTTTTGCTGCTATTGGAACTATTTTGTTTGGTCTTCTTTATCGTAGTTGGCCTACAATTCAAAAGGCGTTAGAAACTGCTGCACCTCAATTTAGAGCCGCACTTGATAATGTAATAAATATTCTAAAAGGTTTATTTGTTTTCTTTAAAGCATTATTTCAAGGTAAATTAAAAAAGGCATTAGTAGACGGGTTAATTCCTGTTCTAACTAATTTTGTTGGTTTATTAAAGAATATATTATTAGGAGTTGGTAAAATAATACTTAATTTGTTATATGCAGGATTTAGAGCACTCTTTAATAAAACACTTGGTAAATTATCTTTCATACCAAAAATGGCTAGAGGTGGAATATCTAGTGGTGGTATGACTTTAGTTGGAGAAAATGGACCTGAATTAGTTACTTTACCGTCAGGAGCAAGAGTACATTCAAATCAAGCATCAAGAGGTATGGGAGGCAATGTCATTAATGTACACGTTAATGGTAGAGTTGGTGCTAGTGATGCAGAAATAAAAGATATTGCAAATAAAGTTGCAAGAGAAATAAACTTACGCATGAACAGAACAGGGGCATCGGCAGGTAGGTTTTAATGAGTGGCGAAAATTTTAGTGAGTTTAGAGTATTCTTAGAATTACAAAGACGTAATGAAATAGATGGTTCTTCTGCTCAAGTAAATAGAATACCTTTGTTTGTTTCAGAGATTGGTGTGAGTACTAATAAAACTGTAATGAATATGGGTGTTCCTTTTGTTGGTATGGTCAGAGGTGAATCACTCAAACTAGCATTCGATGTTGGTATGTCAGAAAAAACAATCAATATATCGGGTACACTTTTAGGACAAAGTATTGCTAAAGATAAGGGTGGTAATCTTAAACAGGTAAATCTAACTTCGTTTGAGATGGCTCAATTAATTCATTCCTATACAGATGCTTCTTCATTACAAGATGACCAAAACATTGCTAAGATAGTTTTCTTAATTCCAAGCCGTGCTAATCATAATTTTGAATATCATACTGGTGTTACTGAAAATACAGATATAAATAATTTACCACTAATTCCTTTTTCTTGGAAAAATAGATTATATGATAATGATTTTGCAGTAGGTGTTGGAGATGGTAAAGCACACTTTACACCTTATTCTGATAACACTAGTGCTACTGTTGGTATGACAGGTTTTATTCGTAGTTTCTCTACACAGATAAATGCACAGGATTTTCCTGCAATAGCATTTAGTTTAGATTTTGAAGAGGCGTTAGTTATAGGAGACAATCCATTCGATTGAGGTGTTACTATGGTTAATGCTTATTCAGGTGAAGCCTACAGATTAGTTTTTCCTATTCTGTCTAATGGTTATTTATTATTAAATTATGATGATACTGTTACACAAATAGAAGGAACTACGGCTACTGTAGGAGGTACAGGAGATACCGCAGGAACACCTACAACAGATACTATTACTGCAACAAGAGAGAGACAGATATGGGGTCATAAAGATTCATTTACATTAGAGGCAATTGTTACTCCTTATGATGTTAATGGGCTTGCTAATAGAGCAACAGGACATGGTGTATTAGATTCAACTAAAACTCCTCCATTTCCTAATGAATCTTTAAGTAACCGAATTACTACATATGAAAGTGTTAGTGTATTACATGATAGTAATTATACAACGCAAAAGATGATGTTATTCTATAACACTAATTTAAAATTCTATTTACAAAATACAACTGACAGTTCATTTAATCAACCTGCTGAATATAAATTAGTTGCAGAAATGACTAGTGGTGGAGTTACTAAAACTATATCTTCTGATGTTGTTATTAGTGCTACAAGTACTTTACATAATTATTATGATGCAGATGGATATTATACTGGAAATAGTACTAGTTTTAAGAAACTATCTAGTAATGCAACTAATGGTACTGGTGGACAGGCTGCCAAAAGAATAAATATTCAAACAGGAGAAGCAGATGCATTAGTAGGTAAAGGTACAAAAGTATACGATTCTAATTTAAATTTAATTGGAGAAACAAGTAGTGTACATAGTGATTCAAGCCGAGATAGAATCACTCTAAAGGCAGATAGATTAACTACAACTACGAGTACTGTATATGTTCCTCAACTTAAAGAAGCAATGTATCTAGAACAAACGTATAAGTTTTCATTAGTATATCTAAAACAAGGTGTTGTTGAATTATATGTTAATAATGGTTTAGTTAAAAGAGAAGTATTTAGTATGGAAACTTTACAATTAGATGCAAGTGATTGTCAAATTGGTAGAGGTACATCAAATCAAGAGCAATTTTATGGGGAACTGTTTGAAATAAGTATGCATACAAGTAAAAAACCTTGTCCTACTTATAGAACTTTAACCCCTAATTATAATAATATTCTTTTCTATTATGCATTTGGGGTCTAAATATGAGTAAATTTACATATCCGGTTAACGCAGGAATACTAGATTCTGCGGTAGTTAGTACTCAAGATGATAGAGTTACAGAGTTTAATAGTGGTAGAGCGTTTAGTAATGTTTCTGTTAATCCTGTATTAAAAACTGTAGGTATAAATACAGAAAATTCTGTTTCATCTAGTTCTTATGTAAATTCTGCTATCTTTACAGAAATAAGAAAGAGTTCTCACATTGGAAGTATTTCTAATGATGCAGTTTCTAGAATAGGTAATAGAATCTTACCTGTTGATAGTAGTCCTAGTAGTAGTGATTTAGCAGTATATGCTACTAATAAAGAAGAGACACATGGATTTAAAGTTAAATTATATGATAGTTCTATTAGTTCTTCTACAACAAATAGGCAATTTAAATTCTCTACAACTGATTATCCTAGTTCTGATTTTGTCGGAATAGATATAGATAATTACGATTATTTTATTTTAATTAATCCCGATATTGTAAGTGTAGGAACAGATAGTGTTAGACCACATTTTGCAAAGATTACAGGTATTGTAGGATTTGATATATTTGGAGATGGATTAGAGTTTAGCCCTAGTTATCCTACAGGTGTTCCTAATAATGCTAAAGTTGAGATATTTAAAGGGCCAGCAAAAACAGATACAGATGTTGTAGCAGTAAGTTATGGCTTAAGAGGAGATGCTGATGCTAGTACACCTAAATATGATGTATTCAATATAGCAAGTAGACCTACTTTCTATTTCTATAATGAGAGATTAGATGAAGATGACCAATTAGATTATACAACAAAATATACTGTAACTGTATTACGTTGGTGGAATTATGGTACTTCTATTACTGTAAGTGGAGTCAAAGCACATGCTCAGTTTGATGAAGGTAATAGTACAAATCCTGATGATAGTGGTAGTAAAAATATAAACATTGCTTCAATCGGAGGTCAAAATCCATCAACTATATATAATAACTTAAATGAAGGAATGTCTATATTTGATAGTAATGGGATATACTTAGGTAATATTGAAAATAAGTTTTTTGTTACTACAACTGGTGGGATTAGTACAACTAAAGATTATTTTCATTTAGATTTTGCTAGAGTCGCTATATCTGCTGCCTCTAATGTTACATTAAAAATAGGAAAAACAATTCAAAATATTGTATTTAGAACAGAGTCTAAGTTTGGAGATACTATTCAGAATATAGGTAAACATAGATTAGATGCAGTGCTTGTAGATGCAAATAGAGATTTAGATGATGCAGGTAAACAATATAATGATGCAGGAGTAACTGAGTTTAATCCTATTAGATGGCATAAAGCATTTCCTAGAATGCATAGACAGGCTGCTAATCTTCTAGTTGTAAGTAGTGCCGTAGATGGTGGGATGACAGGCCCAAGTAAATATTTAACATTTGAAAAATCTGAATTAAAGAATGATAAAATACCTGTAGTACAAGGTTCTAATCTAAATAATCCTAAGAATAAAATGACTAAAATAGCACAAGTAACTTATTTAGATAACAGTGGTGTTGGACATAAGAAAATAAAAGAAAATGAAATTCTAAAAATGCGTAAGACTACCTTTACTGATAATCTAGGGTTTAAACAAATACAAGGAAGAACTACTATAGTTAGCAATGTATTTAGAATAATGGATTTAGATAGTAATTATGATTTAAAAAGTATTCTAGCAGAAAATTCTATTGTTAAAATTAAAGGGTATTATTATGTGGTTGATACTGTTGCTACTAAAGTTAGAGATTCAGCAGGAGACTATCAACAGTTTACTATAAAGGCCAAAAGAGAAGAAGGTGCTAACACATGGACAGTTAGTTCTACTCCTGAAGCGGCAGCAGGAAATAACCATCCAATTTCTGTTGCCGGATATACACATGTTCTAAATGTTAAATTTAAGGCTGATACAGAATATGACATTAATCAAAATAGATTAACATTGAATGGTAGAACAATAGATAAAGAAGATGCTAAATTATACAATGCAAGATGTACATTTAAAACATTCAGTGCTCATGAAAATAAGATTGATTATATTGATAAAGTGCATAAAGTAATAAAGTTACAAAATGAAGATACTAAGTTTTATCAAAGCACAGGTAGAAGATTAAATTACTATAATGGAGGATATGCCATACATGAAGAAGTGTTTAGTGGTGTAATAGAAGATATACAAACCATGACTGAGAATGGGGTAAATGCTATTACAGTTACAGGTAGAGATGATGTATCTAAGTTCTTATCTAAAACAATTAACAGGAATTTAGTTTCTAGTGATGACTTAGTGATGAGTACTATGTCACCATATACAGGAACAGTTGAGGTGTTTAAGAAGACAAACGGTACAAGTCTAACGGGTAATAGTAGTAATATGTTGGTAGGTAAAGTTGTAAAATTAAATGCTACAGGTGGAGTTGTTAATAAATATGAAATTGTAGTAAATCAAGCCGGAGAACTATTAGGAGAAGTTGTTAGTATTGATGGAACAGATATTACTTTGGCTCATACGATTTGTGAAACACCAACAACATCAACTACTGCAATAAAACACTTTGACCCCTTTGTAGATAATACTCGTTTGATATCATTCAAATCTTTACAGACTAATACTGCTCATACTGATACAATTAATGATTTTGCTTCTTTTAGTGAGAAAGGGTTGATATTTGATAAAGGTATTAAATTAGATGGTAGAGTTCCTAGTCATACTATTATTGATGTACAAGGTTCTTCTAATACAGGAGATAATTTTGATGACAAGACATTGGGCTATGATGTAAGTTCGATACGAAGTGTTTCTACTAACGATGCTTCTCATGCCTTTTTCATTGGAAACGAAGATGGTATTGTCAATGAAATAACAAATTATAATTCTTTAAATTCAGAATCCTTTGTAGTAGTAGAAGTAGATGAACAGAGCGAATCTGAAACAGTAATATCTGTTGCCCCTAAGATGCCTATTGTATTAGGAAGAATAGATACAAATACATCTGACACTAGAGGTAATACACATATCTACATGGTAAATAATAATATTAATACGGGAGGATATATACATCGCTTACCCGATACCTTTGATGGAATATATCATCCAAAGGAAACAATTAGATATTGGGATTTACAAACCTTTGAAGCGGGTACATTAAGAAGAAAATCTGATACTATTTATAGTGAAGGAAGTAAACAACAGAAAATACAAGGCTATGCAGTGGGATATGGTGTAACAGTAACAGGTACGGTTACTGACCCTGCGGTAACAGTGAATAATAAACCCATACTAGGTAGTAATACAATACAAGGATATACTCAAAGAACCGCTTTTTATGGCAATCAAGACTTAATAGAATCATATGCTTATGATATGGTCAACAAAGAATATGATATTATATATAGTGCATTTGAGCAAATAGACCCTAGAACCATTCCTTATGAATTATTAGCCGTTGGTGATATATATCCATTATCTAAATTAAGATGGAATAATCTTGGTTTTCATAATATGAGTTATGACCAATTTGGAATCTTATTAGAATCTAAAGCAAGTGTTACAGGTTCTACAACTCATGAATTATATAATGGAAAAACTAAACAAACTGTCAAAACCGACAATATGTTTGAAACAGGACAGATACAAAGTGCTACACAGACAACTAATCAACTTAGAAGATGGGGAGTCATTAAACTCATAGAAGCAACATTTGATTGGCACTTTAATCCTGTAGATTTTGAATCATTAAAACCTTCTGAAGAAATACCTACTATTCCATATTTTGATTATGTTATGTTTAATACACCTGTTGATGATAATGGAGAAATTGAGTTTTTGGCAGACGGTAGTGTACAGGATGAAAACGTGACAGAATCAGAAGGAGATATTTTTTATGATGAACATTATATTGGTCTTAATCCAACAGTAGGTACTTCAACAAATAGATTTTTTATTAGTGGTGGTGCTACTAGTAATATTGACCCTAATGGGTTTGTTTGTTCTATTGGTAGTGAAAGTAATAGTACTAAATTTAAAGCACACAATGGTTTCAATTCACCTTTATTAGGAAATACAAGATTCGGTAATGCATCAGGAAAAGATTTGTTGAGGTTTGATGGTAATTCTGCGGTAAAAGGAGTAGAAAGATTTAGAATACATAGAACCACTGATTATTTAATTGATAATTTAAACACTACTACTGATAATACTATAATTACAGACAGAAGAGATGCATTAAAAAACATAAGATGGACAGATGTTTTCTTTACAAGAAGGGGTAGCAAAGCAACTTCTAATTTTAGATTTGGTAGATTATCCGACGGTGGTGATGAATATGAACCACCAAATGTTATACTACCAATAATTGCAGAAGAAAAATTAAACACTGGAAATAATGAAGACCGAACATTTAGTCCATTTGTACACGGAACTAATTGGGGTTCAGGAGCAAGACATTTTCATCATATGTCAAGAGTCATTGCAGCATTAGTTGAAAGGTATAAAAGTGATAATACATATTTTGATGTCTTAGATAAATATGGTATGGGATTAACTAACACTGCTTCTCCTAGTTTTGCCCATCCATATGAAAGTTGTATTGGTGTGTTTAAAGATATTAGGTTAGCGGAAACTGATAGTCAAGTTAAGTTAGATAAATTATCTATTTCTTCTGCTCCGTTAGAATTAGATACTGATGCTAATTATGCCGATTATATAAATGGAGTGGGTAATACATTAGACCAACTTACACGTACATCTTTTATACAATCTTACCCTAATAGTAAAACTCTTTCTATGATTGGTACAAGAACTAATGGAGATTTTCTTGGAGACAAGAAGGCTATTGCTAATGGGGTTAATGCAACTCATGCGGCCTGTAATTCAGGAGATGGAATTGTTTGTTCTGCTCAAATGTTAGTTAAACCCGTTTTTAATTTAACACATGGTAGTGGTGGGGTTACTGTATCTAATGCTCAACTAACCTTTGTACTGAATGCAGATACACAACATGCTTGGTTAAGTTTTATGCCTGATTTGACAGGATATTATATGGTATCAGAATCTCTTAGCAATATATCTACAATTGTAGACACTAGTGGCAATAATGTTGCTGAAGCAGGAAATTTAAGAACAGACCCCGATGGTGGGTTTCCCGCAGATATTCATAAAATAATAAGCCATACAGTTTCTACATTACCTACTACATCTAGTATTGAAACTCATACTATTACAGTAGATGCTAATTTAACTATAGATAGTAATAATAAAAGATATAGATTAATGAGGATTTCAGAAACTACCTTTGAAGGTCACGAAGATAAAATAGAATTTAATGTAATGAAACAAAGAATACCCGCTTTCAATTGGAAAAAGGGAGGACAAGATGATAATAATTTAGAATACCAAGAATCCGTATATGAAATGCATTTATTATTAGATATAGACAATGCTTCAACATTTATTGAAAGAAGAACTAATACTACTGTAGATGACAATTTTACTAATGGTGAAACTATAGAGACATACATTACTGATGGAAATAATTCACAGAGAAAAACATTGACAATTTCTACTACTAGAAAGAAAGGTAATGACGATTCTGCAACTCAAGCAGGATTAGTAATATCATTTAGTGGTTCTCTTACAGGTAATGGTGTTGTATCTTTTGGTGAAATATTTGATATTAAATTAGGACAAAGGCCGAAAATAAAGAATATACAACATTGTCATATAGGTAGTTCGTATAGAATAGGAAGTAATATAGAAAAGGAAGTAGAAAATATTGTGAAAGATGCAGGGTTAATATATGATAATTCTAAGAGTTTTTCAGAATTTACAGGAAATGTTGTTAACAGTGTAAATAGTTTAACTATCACATGTCTTGAAACTGTTGCAAATATAACTGCCGGAGATATATTATATTCAAAGGATGGACATTTGATAGGTAAAGTAGCCTCTACAAGTGGGGCTACTGTTGTTATTGATACACAATTATATTATACACCAACACAATATGATGAATTGATTAGAATAAATAAAAGAACATTTATTTCATCTTTAAACTTAGAAGATATAGATGTATTTACTGCTCTTAATACATTGGTAAATAAGAAAGGACTCGATTATACATTAAAGGGTAAAAAGATTATAACAAGAAATCTAGATGATATTAGTAGTTTAAGAAAGTACTCAGTTGGATATCTAGAGGCTAATAGATTAATTAGTGTAGAAAGTAATACTTCTCTGTTTGATAAAGCAAACAAGGTCATAGTTGTTGGAGATAAAATAAGAACAGAAATAACTAGCCCTGTAAAAGGAACTGATAAAGTAATTAGAATAGTAGATTCTTCTATTAAAGATATAACTGAAGCAAATCAGATTGCACAAGAAACTCTGAAAGTACACAATGGAGAAAGTAGAAAAATCACTTTAACATTAGATAAAAAAGGATTAGAATTATTAGAAGCAGGTGATATATTAACTTTGAATTTCCCACAACATAATATTCCTAAAGCAGATTATCAAGTGTTTGAAATTGAAAATGTATTGGCAGGTGTAATGAAAGTAACAGTCGGAACATTTGACAAAACAATTGCAGAAAGACTTAGTGAAATATCATTACAACAAAAGAAGTCTAATATTAGTTTAATGAAAAAGGATGCTTTAATTGTAAGTGCAGGTTTAGCATTGTTTGATTCTATTAATATTAATTTTATTAGTGTAAAGTATGACATTACTAGTACAGTTGTGGAGAATCCAAACTTAGGTTTTGATGACACAGTTGGGTTTACTGAAACCGTAAACTTTGATACACAAACTAGTCTTATATCGCATTATGATGATGAGATAATTCGGAGAGCAAGAAAATATACGGACATGATGGAGGATTAAAAATGATAGTAAACGCAGGAAAAGATGAGATAGCAGTAAGTTATGTTGCAGTAAATTATAGAACAATAAAAGTAGGAACAGGTGGAGATGATACTGCTGCATCTCAAACAAAATTAGACTCTATTATTACACAAACTAATGGCAGTGAATTAACTAAAACTGTTATACCATCAGTAATAGGTTCACAACTAACATGGACAGTAAGTTTTACAGGAACAGAATTAGGAACACAAGGAGTTGCAGAACTAGGTATATTCCATTCTACATCGGATAAACTCTTGAGCCGAGTTACATTCGCTAATACCGGAGTCGTACCGTCTACAGATACGGTTACGTTTCAAATAACATTGGAGGTGAACTAAAATGGTACAAAATAATCCTGATTTTCTAAGTACAATGAGTACTAACCCTACAACTAGATTAGCAGATGGAGCAGATAATATTCACAGTTTAATTTTTGCTCAAATGAATATTGCTACTTCTGATAATAGAGTTATAGATGGATTTAATATTACTCAAAATACAAGTGGTACATATACTACTTATGCAGTTAGTTTGGGTTCAATCTTTAGAGATGGTTTGTTAGTTTCTATTGCTGCTACAACTTCTAATTTAACTGTTGAAATTGCTCAAAAAACTTTTGATTGGTATGGTGTATTAGTAATAGCAGATGGTACAGAAAGTGGTGAAAGTGAAAATGATTATGTTATTAGAACAGGAGCATCTAGTGGTTCTTCTGCAACAGTTTCTACACTAGAAGGTGGAGATATACCAATCGCAGTTATTAAATTCGCTGCAAATCAATTAGGAGTAGAAAATCAAATACAATATTTGGCTCATGGACAAACCGTTAGAGAACTTTCTATTGTAAATGAAGCAGGTGGTGTTCCTTCAGAAACATTAAGAATAAATAAAACAGGTACAATATCTAAGATTGCTTCAGGAAGTGTTGCAGGAACATTAACATTACCCGATGCTACAGGAACTATTGCTCTAACAAGTCAAGCATATGTTCACCCTAACCATAGTGGTGATGTAACTTCTAGTGCAGATGGTGCTACAACTATTGCTGCTGATGCAGTAACTTATGCTAAAATGCAAAACGTATCTGCTACTAATAGAATATTAGGAAGAGATTCTTCAGGAGCAGGAATTGTAGAAGAGATTACACCTGCCAATTTGCGTACCATGATTAATGTTGAAGATGGAGCAACTGCTGACCAAACAGATGCACAAATAGAAACTGCATATAATAATCAAGTTGCAGCAGTTAGTTCACAAGAAAAAACAGATGGAACTGTAACTGCAATTAGAAGATTTACTCCTGCTGATATTCACAGTATGATTGATACACACGGTTCAGATACTAATACAGATGTAGATGTTTCACTTGCTAATCTAAAAACTAAATTAAACAGTGATTTTGGTGGAAACTTTACGATAGGTAATCAAAGTGATGATACTGCAATAATTAGTGGTCATCTAACCGTTGGCGGTAATTTAACAATTCAAGGTAGTACAACTACTATTAACACTGAAACAGTTGCCTTACAAGATAATATTTTATTATTAAATAGTAATTCTGCTAATACTCCTAGTGAAAATGCAGGATTAGAAGTGGAACGTGGTAATTCTGCGAATGTAAAATTAAGATGGAACGAATCTACAGATAGGTGGCAATTTACAAATGATGGTTCTGCTTACTTTAATTTACCAACTACCGCAGAATTAGCAAACCCATATACTCACCCCAATAGTATTGTTGCTAATTTAGACCTTAGTGGAGCAGAAGTATTGGATACATTAGTGACTAATGCTACTGGTCATATTACCGCTATGACAAAGAGAACATTAACTAAGGGAGATTTAGGATTAGGTAATGTAGAAAATACGGCTATCTCTAGTTTTACAGGTACAAGTAACATTGCAACTGTAGGAACTATAGGAACAGGAACATGGCAAGGTACTGCAATTGCAACTGCTTACATAGCAGATGATGCAATCACTTTGGCTAAATTAGCAGATGATGCAGTAGGTGTTAACCAATTAGCATCTAATGCAGTAGTTAATGCAAGTGTTGCTTCTAACGCTGCTATTGCACAAAGTAAGATAGATGGTTTATCTACTTCTTTAGCAGGTAAAGAACCTAGTCTTACAATTGGTCTTGGATTAAATAGAAACAGTGCAACTTTATCTTTAGATATTAATTCATTAACAAATGAAAATGCTATCCATAGAACTAATGATACTTTAGCCTTTTATGATGCTGATGGTAATACAACCAAACTAAGAAAAGTAACACTAGAAAATATACTAAGTAAATTAACTTCTGCTGATATTCCTGCTGATGCTATTACGGGAGCAAAAATTGCTGATGATGCAGTTGCAGCAGAACATATAGCAAGCGATGCTATCGTAAATGCTTCTGTAGCAAGCAATGCAGCAATTACTGCTGATAAGTTAGCAGATGAGAGTGGTACTAATTCTTCTACAAAAAAGATATTTACATATGGTGAACAACAAAAACTTGCAGGTATTGCTGCAAATGCAAATAACTTTGCTTTAACAAGTGGTGCAGTTACCAATGCTCATCTAGCAGGTAGTATTACAAATGCTAAATTATCAAACTCTTCTGTTACAGTTAACAGTAATGCAGTAGCACTAGGAGCAAGTATTACATTAGACACAGATGATATTGGAGAAGGTAATAACAAATACTATACTGATGAAAGAGTAGATGATAGAGTTAATGCTTTAATTACGGCAGGAGAAGGAATAGATACTTCATATGATGATAGTTCTAATGCTTTGACTATATCTGCTGAAGATGCTACAAGTTCTAATAAAGGAATTGCATCATTTAATAGTAATGATTTTTCTGTTGATAGTGGTGTGGTGAGTGTTAAATTATTTGGTATTCAGAGTTCACAATTAGCCAGTGGTATACCGCAAAGTAAAGTAACTGATTTAGTTTCTAACTTAGCATCTAAAGTAGAAGATTTGAGTGATTTGAGTATAACTGCTACTGCCGCAGAAATAAACATACTAGATGGAGTTACGGGTGTTTCAGCAACAGAAATAGGATATCTTGATGGAGTTACATCTTCTATACAAACTCAATTAAATACAAAATTATCAACACTTTCTGTATCGGGATTAAGTGATGTTAGTTCAGGATTAATTAATAGCATTGCAAGTAACAATACAACAACTCAAATTCCTAGTGCAAAAGCCGTTTTTGATTTAGTTACAAATGCTGAAAATCTAACTAGAACATATGTTGCTGATTTTGATGATGTAGAAGGTAATGCTAACAGTAAAACTTTACGATTAACTTCTAATCAAGGTGAAACAGATGAAATATTCTTTTCAGCAGGTAATGGTATAAGCATAACTAAAAGTGCAAATAACCAAGCATTAACATTTATTAATACTAATTTTGGTAATTTAATTACAGGTGCAGCATTTAGTGAAGGTTTACTAACTCTTACACAAAATGATAGTAGTACATTAACTGCAACTGTTCCCGATGCTACAACTTCTGCTCATGGTTTAATGACTGATACACAGTTTGACCAATTAGCAGCAAACGTATCT